AAAGCCATGCGTGCGGGGGAGAAGAGCTTCGATGCCGCCGTCTATCGTGGCCAGGTTGCGGACCCGACCACACCCACCGACGCCTTTGGCGTGCTATCGAACCGGCAGGTGTGGTCGGGCATTCACGCAGCCGGCTTCTTCGCCTCCTTGATAGCCTGCTTCACGGCAGGTGCGACCGCGATCGCGACAGGTGCGAGCGCCTTGGCGATGCGGAAGATGATGGCGAGCTTGATCTTGAGCATGGGTCGTCTCCTTCGGGGTGATCAGGGCAGCACCAGCGCGCGGACGCGGGCGGTAAATGCGATGCGCTCGGCCTCGCCGTTGGCCGGCTTCGTAGCGCGGGGGCTGCCGCGGTTGATAGAGCGGCCGATCGCGACGCCGTCGTCTGCGTCGGCGAGCGCATTCAGGCCGGTACGCGACCAGTAGAGGCAGCTGGTGAGCAGCCCGATCGACGGCATCGCGACGATCTCGGGATGGCGCCCGATGTCGATCCCCAGCGCCGCGCCGTCGCGCTCGTAGTTGGCACGCCCGGTCGTCTGGATCGGTCCGCGCCCTTTGTATCGCTTGCCGTCGCCGGGCTGAGTGTTCCCAATATCCGCGCGACCCTCGTAGTCCGCCCCGCTGGCGATCTCCTCCATGTAGCGAAAGCTGCCGCTCTCGTGCCCGCACTGGCCCATGAAGTGGACGAGGCGCAGCGGCGTGTCGATGATGCCGTAGGTCTGGAAGTGGACGGCCGCGGCGAGGCCCAACTCCTGCGCGACGTCGCCCTTCGCGCCAAAGCGGAGGAACAGCGCGGTCATCGTCGCAGGGCCGGGCTGATTGTCGGGCGTAACGCCGAGGCGGCGCTGCATCGGAATGGTGTCGAACATTTAACCTCCTCGTGGCAGAAGGGCCGCGACGGCCAATTCCAGTGGCTGTTGCCCCACCTCGAGCGCCCTGTTGAAAAGCGGGGCGCTTTTTCTTTGTGGCCGCGTCTGGGCGCGGAACTCTCCCGCTGGCTGCGCGCTCAGCAGGAACCCCCGAAGCTCGAACGCTCCGCCTCATCAGCGGGGCGTTTTCGTTTCAGGCCTTCGGCTCGCCCGTCGTCTCGCCGAACCAGCGATCGACGTACGTCTTCGCGATCTTGATGATGCCTGCGCCAAGCGCGCCGACACCGGTGCCGAACAGCAGCGCGGTCAGCGGCGCGGGCCGCGCGGTCACGATGATGCCCGCGGTGAACATGAGCGCCAGCGCGCTCACGGGCACGTCGAGCAACCAGCGGTTCGCGCCCGCGCCGTGCTGCACGACGTAGAAGCGCACCGCGATGCAAGCGCACAGCGCGGCAATCATGCTGCCGGCCTCGAATGGATAGCCGAGCGCGTGCCATACGACAGGTCCGGTCATGGTCGCCCCTTTTGAGATGGTAGCGGCCGCGGCTGCGACCGGTGCGGTGATGCCGGCGAGTGCCCCCACTCGCAGGCTCATCGCGTCACCGTCACACCGACGGCTGCGACGAAGAACACGGCCGCGACGCCGAGCATGCGGCGGATGATCGGCCATGACTGCCAGATGTCGATCGGCAGCGGCTCGCGGCGCAGCTGCGACAGCATGCCCGGCAGCGACATGATCAGGAGCGTCATGCCTGATACGCCGCACGCGATTGCGACGGGGTCGACGAGGCGCTTGATGAAAAGCAGCGTGCCGGTGCGCGCGGGCTGTGTCGTGTCCCAGCCCCACAGCGTCAGCGCCTCGGCTCCGCTCCGAAGCGCGATGCCGGTTGCGAACAGCAGGCCGATCCAGCGCAGCAGCCGCGCGGGCGAGATGCCGGGCACGTCCCGGTGCCGGTGTTTCCGGCCATCTGTTACCAGGGTGTAGATCGCCATGCAGGCGAGCAGGCAGGCCGCAGTCATCGCCCAGAGATTGAGGGCGACTAGCCACTCGACGCCGTTGAATGCAGCCGGCGCAGACGCACTGGGGCTGCTCGCGACCGCCTTGGCCGCGAGGGATGCGTTGTCCATCGATGTCTCCGGCGTTTAGAGTGTGATCGCGCGTAACGCTGCTTCGTGATCCGGCTCGCCCTCGGCGACGATCGCCGCGATCCCGCTACGGAAATCGCCCGAGATACCCAGCAGCGCGGTGAGGTCGCGCGCACGATCCTCATAGCGCTGAAGCACATCACCATGCAGTCGCTCGGGAACATCGGCGAGGCGTGCTTCCGCAGCTGACCAGTCGTCGAGCCATGCGCTTAGGCCGCTGGCGATCGCAAAGCGCAGCTGCTGACGAGCCGACGCAAGCGCCGTCGCGCGCGCCTGCTGCTCGGCCGTATAGGCGACCGGCCACGCGGCAAGTTCGAGCCCCTGAGCGATCAGCAAGCAGACATGGCGGCTCGCAGCATCAGCCTCGGCGCGCAGCTGCTCGACGGTCGTGCCGCTCGCGAGGATCGACGGGGTCAGGCAGAGGCGGTCGCCCTCGCGCTGGACATATCCGCTTGCATCGACCAGCGCTCCGGTCAGCGCGACGGCTCGGACCCCGAACGTCTCGACCGGCTGCGGCGTGATCCGGATCCGCACGGTGATATCGCCCGCCGCGGTAGGATAGCGCACCATGCTGTCGCTCGGCGGGAGCGACCAACCATCCTCGGGCGTGACTGGCGTGACGGCCGTAGGCGGTACGAGGTCGACCGAGGCGGCGATTGCCTCGGCCATCTGTTCTTCGGTGATCATACGCGTTCTCCGGTGACGGTCATGTTGCTGGTCGAGATCGCCGCGTTGGTCGGGTTCCACAGCTTGGCCGAGAAGGTGTTGGCGCCGACCGACTGCCCGCCCAGGTTGATAAGGCCGGTCGGCAAGGCCGCCGAATATTCGATCCGTGCTGCCTGCCCGACCTGAGCGCCGGTTACGGCGATTACCGTTTCGACCACGCTGTTCGCCGGGACCGATCCGTTCCCGGGCGTCCATGTGCGACTTCCGATGATCTGGACGTTGAGCGACAGCCACGTCGTGCCATCCCACCAGAAGCCCCAAGTGACACCGGGTCGGATGGTGATGCCGTAGAAGACGAACAGCGAGTTGCTGCCGCTATTGTTGCGCACGTACATAATCTGTCCGCGCTCGAATCCCGGCTGAGCGGTCCACCCGGTTACGCTGACAGTCGGGAAAACGTCCTGGACGAAGACGGCGTCGCGGCTGTTGTGGATGAGCCGGCCGTCGTTGGTGCTGATCCCGGTGCGCCGCGGGCGCTTGGAAAAGCCGTAGTTGGCGCTGTCGCCGCAGTTGGTCGAGAGGTACACCTGCTCGGTGTTCTGGCTGTTGTTGATCAGCGGGTTCAGCACCGCCTTCGACCCGTCGGCGCACTCTACGTCGATCTGGAGGTCGACGTAGGCAGCACTGGTCGCGTCCATCTGCACGATGGCCGCCAGGCACGATGCCTGCGCAGCAGTCCGAAGCAGCACCGTGATCTTACCGCGGACCGACCGGCTGGCAGAACTGAGACGTACCGGCACCAGGCCGGTGACGCCTGCTGGCACGTCGCGGAAGTTGAAGACCTCGTTGAGGCGAATATCACCCGTGCCATACGGGCTGATGAAGGCTTTGCCGCCCTCGCTGGCGTTGTAGACCCAGTAATTGGTATCCAAGTCGAGGAGCGCACCCTCCTCGACGACCGGCAGGAAGATACGCGAGAAGCCGACCGCGTTGCAGTGGAAGGTGTTGCGCTTGATCTCGCTCGTGCCGGCAAGCGTTTGGTCGACGCCATTCACCTGGTTCGACACCATGGCTTGGCCACGAATGTTGCTGAACGTGCTGTCGAATAGGCGCAGGCTGTTCGTGCGGCGCACGACCTGACAGACGACGCCGCAATTATCGGCCTCTAGGCGCGACCACGTCGGCTGATCGCCGCGCGCTCCGATCACCTTGTCCGACTGGATCAGGGTGATGTTCTCGTAAATTGGCTTGTACGCACCCTCGTGGAAGGTAGCCCCCGAGGTGGTCGCGCCGTTCGCAAACCCGCCGATGATCTTGCAGTAATAGTCCAGGCCGTAGTTCGCGAGGTCGCTGCCACCGAGCTGCGCAGCGGGCACGCTGTTCGCCGATGCGTCCGCGAGGTGGCGCGTCTGTGCCGACACCGGGCCGCTGATCACGGTGCAGAACGAATTGAGCGAGCCAACCGCGCCGCCCAGCAGATCGCCCTGATTGCTCCCGCGCGGCCGCGTAATGTGCGCGTGCACGCAATTGTACGCGATGACGCCCGGCGCCGGGCCATCGCCCACCGTGATCGCCAGCACCTCGGCATGCACTGCGTTCTGCACCATCAGATGGTGGTTGAGCGGGATCGGGTCGGTTGGCGCGCCGGGCTGCGCCGGGTCGCCGAGGATCGTGCCGTCGCGAACCGTCACCTTACCGCGCGGGAAGCGCGCCGCGCGCACGTTGGTCACGTAAGCGCTGGCGTAGGGCGGCGAGCCCATGCAGGTCGCCGTCATGCCGGCGAAGTTCTGAATGCACAGCATGAACCCGCAGCGCAGCGAGAAGGTGGTGCCGTAGCGCGCCGGGATCAGATCGTCGGACACGACCTTGATCCAGTCGCCGACCTGAAAGCCTGCCGGGATGCCACCCGGCCAGGTGATGATCGTCTTGCCCGGCTGGCTGGTCGTGTCGATCGACACGCCGAGCGGAGCCGACATCTGGCCGCGGACAACAAGGCCGTCGTAGTACGCACCCGACGGCGCGCGCATCAGCGTGCTGTTGTAGTCGACCACGATGTCATCGTCGCCGAAGCCGATCGTCAGATTGTTGGCGCGGTACCTGGCACCGACACGGCCGGTCGCCTTACCGCCCGAGACGATCCGCGCGAAGGTCGCGCGAAGGGCATCGCTATCGTCGATGGCATCGTCGCCGGCGCCGGCCATCTCGATGCCGACCACCATGTCGACGACCAGCTGATCGATCGCGCCCAGGTTTGCACGACCGATCCGTTTCCGGTCGTCGCCAAGCTCTTGCGGCGCGTCGATCAGCAGACGCTTGTTGAGCGCTGCGGCCTGATCCTCCGAAACTGGAAGCGCGTCAGGGCTGTCGGGATAGGCCCCGAGGCCGACGTCCGCCTTGTCGCCCCAGCGCCTGACCGCGTCGTAGTAAGGGTCGGCACCGGTCCGCTTGTAGATCCACTTCACGCCGGGATATGGACCGGTCGACGCCTGATCGTCGCTGTTGAAATACTCGCCGACGCCCAGGTCGCTGACCGCTTCCGCGAGCGTCGGGTAATAGGCCGAGCTGGTCAGCGCGCCGTCGATCGCCTGCGCCAGATCGGCGACGATACCGCGCCGTACGACAGCATAGGCGGTGTCACGCACCTCCGCGCCGGTGCGGGGGTTCGCGCCCATCGCGGTCAGCGTGAACACGGTCGCCTGCGTGACCGGCGACGGCAGTGCCTGCCGCGCGAGCGCTTCCTTCACGAATGCGAAGACGACCGCGTCGCCAGCCGCGTTCAGATGCAGCGCGTCGCTGCGCAGGCTGCGCGGGGTCAGCCCGGCCGCGACGTCGGCATTGTCGTTCGCCGAGCCGTTGCCGCTGTCCTGCAGCCGTTTGAGCAGCGTCCGGCCCGCCGCGTCTCGCGCGATCGCGGTCGGGAAGAGCGCCTCCGTGCGGGCGTTCGCCGCGGCGCGCGCGGAGCGCAGGTGGTACGCTTCCCCCGGCACGTTCGGGTTCGGCGTCCCATCCGTCGGCTCATCGGCCGCGGGCAGGATCGGCAGGATGAGCACGCGGTTGCCCGCCGCTGCCGCGACGATCCGCGCCATGTCGACCCACATCTGGGGGTTCGTGTAATCGCCGTATTGGTTGCCGACGCCGCTGTAATAGTAGTTGTTGCCGGTCCACAGGATCAGGTCCGACGTCTCGATCTGCTTGGCGATGTCGGGGATGAAGAGGACAGGTCCGCTCAGCGGCAGCGCCGCGGCGCCCGCGTCCTGCACGATGCTGTAAGCGGTGCTGGCGGCATTCGGGATCGAGACGGTGACGTGCCGCGCGGTGGTACCCGCGACGACGGTGCCGGCCATGCTGACGCCAGTGGTCAGGCCGCCATCGCCGGTGTTGAGGAAGCTCGCGGGATTGGCACTCGGGCTGGCGGTCGGCGCAGCGCCGTTGATCAGCGTCACCGCCGCGGCAGTCCCGCCCGCGGGCAGCGCGCCGCCCGCGATCGTCAGGTAGAGCGGCGCGGCGCCGGAGCGGTACACTTGGCTCCAGTCCGACGTGTAGCGCGCCACGCTGTAGAGCGGCTGCTTCCGATCGGCCGCGAGCAGTTGCGACCAGCGATTGGTCGTGTCCGTGCTGGTCGACAGGCTGTTGCCGACGACGAAGATCGGCTTCACCGCCGCCCAGTCCTTGGGCGTGAACGTCCGCGCGGCCGCGGCGATCGCGATGGTCGACGACCCCCACGAGATCGTCTGCGAGGTCGGCGTGCCCTTCACCTCCCACGCGAGTTCAACCTTCGGGTTGGCGTCGCCGGACAGCGCCGTCGCGCGAAAGCCCGCGACGTCGATCGCGGCGATGCTGTCGATCGCGTCCTGCGCGTCGGTCAGCCCGGTGACCTGATTGGAAGCGAGCTGCCCGGTGAAGTCGATCCCGAGGTTCTTGATCTCGGCCGGCGTGTATTGCCCGACCCACGCGCCCGGCATGTAGAGGTCGGTGCGCCATTCGAACACGCGCGGCGTGCCCTCCATGACCTGCACCCGCATGCCGTTCTGGCGCTTGTTCAGCGGGATCGCCTCGCGTGCGGCGTAGGTCGGCACCGCCTGATAGCTGGTCGACGCGATGCCCTCGACCGTGTCGCGGTCGGCTGCCGTCTGCTCGGCCGCATCTTCCGCACGGATGATCGAAGCCGAAACGAGGTCCGCGCCGTCGATCTGCACGGTCGCACCGCCATCGGCGCTGATCGTCAGCGTGGCACCGCCGTTCGGAAAGCTGGCGGCCTGCGCGATGCCGTAGCTCGCGGGGCGCGCGGCGGGCGCGGCATCGGAGCCGAAAGCATGCGCGGGGAGGATGAACGGCCCAGTGAGCCGGGTTCGTCCGCCGATGAGCAACGCGTATTCGAAGGTCGCCGCGTCGCCCAGCTCGCCCTGATAGTCGAGCTCCTGCAGCGTGCCGCGGTCCATGCGGATGCGGATGTCGGAGACCTCGACGCCGTCAACGATCGACACCCCGGCGACGTGGATGCCCTGCGTTTCGGCAGAGGTGTTCTCCACCTTCTCCAGATGCACCAGTGCCGGGCCCGGCACGTCGCCCGACGAGCGAATTTCCATCGCGAGGGCGAGATTGGTCGCAGCCAGCCCGACGACCCGCAACGGGTATTCGAAATAGTCGTCGTTGCGCCACGCGGTGATCGCGAGGCTGCCGGTGGTCGGCTTGCTCATGTGCGGGGGTGCTCCGGGCGAGGGGCGAGGGGTCAGTTGAGACGGTAGAGCTTGGCCGGGATCGCGAAGCTGGCGCCGATCGCGAGCAGGGGGCCGGTCAGGCCAATGCTGAGTTGCGTCGAGGATATCGCGACGATGTCGTGCAGGACGTATCCGGTCGCGACCTGCGTAGGCGCGAGGTAGAGGCTGTCACCGGCCTGCACGCCCAGACTGGCGGGGATCGTGAGCGTCAGGCGGCGCGGACCCGCTGCGATGGCGGCGGTGGCGGTCTGCCCAACCGTGATCGCACCGAGATACGCGCTGGCGGGCGCACCCTTCAGGCTGGCGAGCCACTGCGCCTGCGTGCCGCCGTAGCCGCCCGCGCGCGCGAGGTCGTATGCAGATAGGCCCGGCGCGCCGACCAGCGAGGCGAGCCAGGCGGTTTCCGTGCCCCCGTAGCCGTTGTCCCGCGCGACCTGATACGCCGAGCGACCGGGCGCGCCGACGAGCGACGCCAGCCATGCCGTCTCGGTCCCGCCGTATCCCGCCGCGCGCGCCGATTGATATGCAGATGCACCGTCCACCCCGTCACGCGGGCGGGGCAGCACGAAGTCGAAGATTGCGTCCGTGGCGGTGCCGCTGTTGGTGATGCGCGGCGCGGTGCCCGGATCGCCTGCCGTGACGCTGCCGACCTTCACCGTGGCGGCCGCGCCGTGCAGCGCCGGATCCTGCGTCGGGTCGCTGACCAGATCGAGCGTCATGCCGTCGCGCGCGATCGAGCCCTGCGACAGTAGCGCCACCAGCGCACCGCCGGTCGGCCGCTTCATCGTCGCGAGCAGCTGAAGCCGACCTGGCGCGCCGCGGCGGAGCTGGAGATAGATGCGCTGGAAACTGCCGAGCGTCGGGTCCATCGCCATGGGACCTCCTACTGCTGCACGACGTTCGGCTGGTACCGGCCACCACCGCCGTAGCCGCCGCCACCGTCGCCGCCGGGCGGGGTCTCGACGGGGGGATAGGTGCCGTCGGCGTTGGCGGTGGTGAAGCTGCGGATGATCACGTTGTCGGGATCGACCGCTTCGGGCCCGGTCGCAGGCTCGGGATAGGCAGCGTACGCGGCAGCCGAGCGGTCGTAGATGATCAGGTACGCGGTGCCGGGTTCTAGCCCGCTGATCGTGAAGGCGGGGAAGTCGAAGCTGGTCGTGCCGTCGGACAGGGCGGCGTTGAACGCCTGGATGACCAGCGTGTCGTCGGTGCTGGTGACGGGGTAGGCGACCGAGGAGCGGACGATCTGGGTGGCGGCGGTCGTCGCGCCTGCGATAGCCGCGGCGCTGGCGCTGTCCTGCTCGGCCGTCGACAACAACGACGGCGTGGGCGGCGCGGTGCCGGACTGACCAAGCGCGAAGGCATGCTTGCCGACCGTCTCCCCGCGCAGCACCAGATTGACGCCCATCGTCACCGGATCGAGCGAGCGCTTCAGCACGACGGCCGGCTGCATATCGAGACCCGCCTCGGGCAGATCGACGATCAGCAGGTCGCCCGGTCCGTAGCGGCGCAGGCGCGGCGTGCACGGCAACTCAATCTCGCCCAGCTCGCGGCGATCGAACAGCTCGTAGGCGCACAGCTGCGCGGCCTGCGTGGCGTCCTGCACGAGGTCAATCTGCCGTTCCTCGGCCTTCTCCTCGCCATCCTCCGCCAGCTGCGCGCCGACCTGCACGCGATCCGCCGCAGCGACGTATTCCCACTTGTGCTGCTCGCTGCGGTACTTCGGCGTCAGCGTGTTCAGGCGCTGCTCCCAGCCCTGCATGGCGCCGACCACCACCTCGCCATCAGCAAGATCATCCTCGGTGATCGTGTCGAGCGCGAGCCGCGGTGCTTGCACCTTGAGCCCGAGCAGCCCGCCGCGCCATGCCGGTTCGGCGCCGCCCGACGCGAGGATCCTCTTCAGGTTGTCCCACCGGTCACCCGGCTCGAAGATACGCCCGCCGCAATCCCAGCCGTTCGCGTCGCAGATGTTGGCGAGGTGCACGAAGTCGGCGATGATCACCGCGTTCATCGCCATGCCGACGCCGAACACCTTGCGGTAGGTAGAGCCCGCGGTCGGCTCGTCACGCTCCCAAGTGCCGAGCACGTTGCGCAGCGCGAGCAGGCCGGGCGAGGTCGTATATTCCCAGGTCGCGCGTGCCGCGTCGAAGGCCGCCGTATCGCGCGGATCAGCCCAACGGTGCGATCCGCTGCCGCCGGGATAGGTCGAATCCTTGCGCGGATCATACGCCTTCACGCCACGCCATACCGATCCCATCGGCGAGAAGCCGGACGCAAAGACGTTGCCATCCTTGTCGAACAGCGCGTTCCACGCGATCGCCGCCTTGCCCGAGAGGCGGGATGCGGCGGACCAGCCGGGAGCCCCTGCGTAACGCAGCGCCAGCGCGTTCGGCTCGCGCTGCTGCCCCAGCTGGAAGGACCGATAGAGGAAGCCGTTGAAATAACCGGTGGCGGCGCTGCCGTTGAAGGTGACCGGCGCGAAATCAGCGTAGAAGCCTTCGCACGCGTCGAGCGGCCCACCGACCGACACGACGTCGACAGCGAGCAAATACGGGTTCTTCACCTTCTTCAGTGTGGCGCCGTAGCCCGTCAGGTGCACGCGCGCGCCAGGCGAATAGGTTCGGCCCAGCATCTCGCACGACGGCTGATCGGTGCCGATCGTGGTCTGGGTGACTGATCCTTGCCGGGGTGGTTTTCTAGCGGTGAGCGCTGCACCGACGTTGGCGGCTGTAGCGGCGAGCGTCGCGTAGGTCGCGATCGATTTGGCAACCGCGGCGACAGCAGCACCACCGATGCCGGCAGTAGAAACAGTGAGCGCGAGCGCTGCCGCGACTCCAGCAACCTTGCCAGCCGTCGAGAGGACACTAGACATAGCATTCCCCCAATCTGGCGTAGGTGGCTCTGTGACTTGCTATTCTCGGCTGATCGCTGCCGTCGCATTTCTCGGAGCCTTGCCTGCGAGCGCCGGGCCGATTTCCAAGTTCGACGACAATACTCCCGCTGCCGCCTTCACTACCGCACGCGGGCTAGCGGACGTCGAACGGTGCTTGATCGACATGGACGGCTGGCCGCTACCGGTTACCTACCGGCAACCCGACCGGCCTGATCGCGTCACGATCATGTGGAGCGTCAGCGATAAAGCGCTTGGTCGCGTCGATCTAGCTGCGACACCAAGCGGAACAGCCGTGACGGCATGGATCAAGGGCAAGCAGTTTGAGCGTTGTGCTCCGAGGGGTTAGAGCCGCCAAGCTGCTGAGAATGGGTTCGGCCCTATCGGCTGGATGACCTGAAGGCCATCATACCCGTCGGCATAGCCAAGCACCTTGCCGCCCGCGTTGATGACGATGGCGCCGAAATCCTCAGTGCCGGCCATCAGTGCCAGATCCCCAAGCCACATCGCCGCAGGCGCGATGCGTGGGAGCAGACTGTCGAGCAGAGCCTCCAAGCTATCGTGACCGGTCGCGTTCAGCGCGTGCCGTGCGCTGATGGCCGAGCGCATGTCGGGCAGCGTGGGCGGCTGGTGGCCGAACGCCACCATCTGCGCGCGGGCGAGATGGATGCAGGTTCGGCGACCGGTCCACGAGAACGGCCGCGCACGGAAGCGGGCCATGACCTGTTCGGTGCGAACGCGGCGCTGCTCAAGATCACAAAGCATTGACGCTGCTCCGCGCGGCGCTGCCGCTGCCTCCGCCGACCGCGGCGACACCACGCGGCGCGCTGGCGGCGCCCCAGGCGACATCGACCGTCAGCCCAGTGGCATTGTCCAGTCCAGCTTCGCCGGGGTGCAAGGCGCGGTGATAGGCTGGTGCCAGGGTATTGCCGTCGTTCACCAGCATAAGCCGCTGCCCGCGGGTGACGCAGCCGATCTCCAGCGTGCGCGCGCCGCGCGCGGAGCGCAGGCGGGTGCTGTCGATCTGCCAGTCGACCATCAGGTCAGGCTCACCGACGATCGCACCGGTGACCTCGTCGATCTCGGCCACCCAGAGGCGGACGCGCGACCCCTGGTAGCCCGGCTGTGACAGGAGCGCCGCGGCCGCGGTGGTCGGCGTTGCCATCGACAGCGTGCCCGCCGGCGCTTCGTCGCCCACACCTTCCGTCAGCGCCTCGAACCCCACCAGCACGCCAAAGTCTGGATCTTCGACCTCGAACACCTGATCGCCCCAGCGGACGAAGCCGCCGTCGCACAGCAGCACGTCGCGGATCGGGAGCTCGATGCGTAGCAGCCCGGTCAGGAGAACGCTGTCGATCATCGCGCCTCCTCGATCGTCACGGTAAAGTCGAGCCCCCGCTCGACGTCGATCGACCACTCCCGCGCGTCGCCGTCGACGATGCCCTCGATCGGCGGATTGACCAGCTGCACCGCGGCGCCGTCGGCGAAGGGCGCGCGCAGCGCCTCCGATAGGTCAAGCGTGGCGCGTCCGGTGTCATCGGCCATCACGGCAGCAGCGACATTGTGGAGGTAAGCGCGACCTCGCGCGTCAGTGATCGACAACCACCAGCCCTCGCGGATCGCAGCTCGGGGCCTGAACCCGCGGAGCGGCAGCACCCGCCCGGCTGCGCCGGTACCGTCCACCAGCACGCCGCTTCCAGCGGGCTGATCCTCAGGCGTCGGAAACCAGGTGCGCAGACCCTCTTGCTGGGCGCGGATCAGCCGCGACACGACGATACGTGCCAGAGCCGGATCGGCGATCCGCGGAAAGGACAGGGCAACGCGGTAATGGGAGCCGGGGCGGTTCACGCGCAGCGCCGACGTGTTGAGCGGAGAGCGCATGACGCCGCCAGCATCTACCAGCGCGGCGACGGCGGAGGTCGGCACGACGACCGGCGGAAGTTCGATCACCGGGTGGAGCCCAGCGACTGACGCCCGCGCAGCGCGCCGACGCGATTGTTGTTCGCGACGGTCTGCACGCTGACGCTGCCGGCCTCCGACCGCACGACCGGGCGGAACAACGCGCCTTCCTCGATCGCGATCTGCACAAGCGAGGGGCCGCCGAGTTCATGGTTGGGGACGATTGATCCGCTGTGCGCGCCCATGCGCAGTATTTCGGGGCCGCGCTCGCCGACAAGGTAATCGCGCCGCGGTAGCACCGGGCCGCCCATCGCGCGCGCGCCGCCGTAGCTGTTGGTGGAGTAGGTCCGCTGCGCCGGCGTGCCGGTGCCCTTGATGATGCCCGCGATCTGGCTGATCGTGTCGAGCGCGCCCTGCAATGCGCCAACCCAGTCGCCCGACTTCACGCTTTGCGCGAAGTTGCCGAGCGAGCCGACGACATCACGCGCCATCTCGGCGAAGCTCTGGACGGTGTTTTCGTTTGCCGCCTGCACCCGCGCCCAAGCATCCTCGACGGTTTTGGCGGTATTCTCGACCGAGATCGTGGTCGCGCTCGTGTCCACGGGTTCGGTCACGCCACCGGTCGGCATCGCCTCGGGATCGAGACCACCGCCGACGAGGCGCATGCGACGATGCGCTTCTTCAATTTGGTCGGCCGTCCAGCCCGCCTTTTTCGCGTAGGCGTCGAGCGCCGCCATCTCCGCGTCGAACCGATTGGCTGCCGCCTGCCGCGGGAATAGCCGCTCAAGGATCGGCGACACCTGCTGCTCAAGCGCGCGGAATGCCTCGGCTGCCGACTGGGTCGCCTTGGTAGCTGGCGCGACCATGTTGCTTTGCAGGCGAGCCATGTGCTGCCCGATCTCGCCGACCATGTCGGGCACGTAGGAGTGACCGACGACTCGGTCGTACAGGACGAAGAACGCGTCGCCGACCGCCTTCGCCTTTTCGCTGACCCACGTCATGATCGGACCGAGCTTGTCGACCAGCCACGCCTTCACCGCATTATACATGCGCGCGACGATCGGACCGATCTTGTCCCAGTTCTGCCAGGCCAGATAGACTGCGGTCGCGGCAGCCGCGAGCAGCGTCAGCGGTCCGCCAGCGACGGCAAGGCCGATCAGTGCGCGGCCGACCGAAGCGATGATCGGGATCAGCGTTGTGCCGAAGAACGCGCCGAGACGGATCAGCACCGGCAGCAGCGTGCCGACCGAATTGACGATGGCGCCGAGCGCGATCAGGAACGGTCCAATCGCGGCGGTGACGCCCGCGACGATGACGGCGATCTTCAGCGTCGTCGGGCTCAGCTCCGTCAGCTTGTCGACGAGACTACCCGACACGGTGACGAGGCTGGTCACGGCCTCGAGCAGGCCGGATTGCCCGATCGAGATTGCCAGCGTCTCGACCGCACCCTTCAACTGCTCGATCTGCCCGTTGAACCCCTTCAGGCGCTGCGCGGACTGCGCGGCCGCATCGGTCTCGGCAATCTTGGTCTTGATGTCGTCGAGACCCTTGGAGCCGAGCGCCATCAGGCCGAGCGCCGTGCGAATGCCGTCAGCACCGAAGATGGTCGACAGCGACTGCGTCTTCGCCTGGTCGGACAAGCCGCCGATCTTCTGCCGCAGCTGCTCGGCGATGTCGGACATCGGCCGCAGTTTCCCGGCCGCGTCGTAGAACGACAAGCCCAGCCGCTTGATCTCCTCTGCGGCCTTGCTCGACGGATCGCCTAGCGAAGTCAGGAAGGTCTTGAAGCTGGTGCCCGCATCTGACCCGGAGGCGAACAGAGGCGAGATGCCCGCCAGGGCGGCGGTGAAGTCGGTGAACTGGACGCCGACGTTCGCTGCCACACCCCCCGCCTGCGCAGCCGCACCTTGGAAATCGACGAAGTCGAGCTTCGACTCATTCACCGCCCCGGTGATCTGATTGACGATCGACGGCAGATCCTTCGTCGTCATCTTGAACTGCTGCAACGTATCGGTAATCGCAGCCGCTGCCGGGCTCAACTCGCTGCCAGCGGCCGAGGCGAGGTTGAGCGCGGCGGTGGCCGCGCCATTCAGAATGTCGCGCGCGCTCAGCCCGTTCTTTGCGAGCATGTCCATCGCGTCGGATGCCTCGGACGCGCTGAAGGTGGTATCCTTGCCGAGGCGGAGCGCGAGCTTGCTCATCTGCTCCATCTCGCCGGCGCCGGCTTTCGTCGAGATGCCGACCCGGTTCATCGACGCCTCGAAGTCGCCGGCCATCTTCACCACGGCGACGCCGGCGGTCGCGATCGGCGTCGTGAATGCCAGCGACATCGTGCCGCCGATCTTTTGCAACTCGGCCCCCGCCGCGGCGAACTTCTTCTGCGTCGCCCGGAGCGCCTTAGTTGCCTCGTCGAGACCGGATTTGAACGTGGAGCTTTCGAGGCCGAGCGTGGTGATGAGCGTTGCAATGACGGTCATGGCACGCTCCCTATCTGTTGCGGCCGTTCGGCATCACGGCGCCATATTTGGCCGCTTTCCGAGCAAGCCGTTTCGCAGCGCGGTCGATGCCGAGCGTCAGCGTTTCGATCTGCAGGCTCACGATGTTGTCGGTTTCGCGATCGACAGTTGGGCGCATCCACGGGCGAGGCGTGATGGTCACCGTCCCGCGCTCGAGGAAGTTGCCCCAGAACGCGTCGCCAGTGCTGACCCGGTAGAGGAGCAAGCCGGGCTTCTTCGCGCGCACCGACACGACCTTGAGATTGTCGCGAAGGTGCCCGTACCGACCATTGCTCTTCTCGCGAGTACCAGGACGATATGGCGCCGAGAGCACCAAGGCTTCCTGCAACACTTTCGCTGGGTCGCGAACGGCCTTGCGGCCGATGCGGGTTGCGACATCCTTCCCAAGCGCCTCAAGAGCGATCTCGAGCTCCTTCACGCCTTTCAGGTCAATCGAGAGCGCCTGTTTCGGCATCGACACCCTCCACGATCCGTCCGCCGGTCGCCTCGGCGATGGCCTTGAGCCTTCCCAGCATGGAGCCGGGGTCGGAAGGCGGGCGCGGTAGATAGTGGGCGAGGGGCTGAAGCTTCGCCACGCGACTGAAGATGGCAATGGTATGGGCGAGGGCGAGATCGCGCTGCGCGTCGTTCTGCCGCCGCTCTTTCGCGCCCAGCATGGCGCTCTCGAACGATCGCGGCGACTGGCGCCAGAAAGCGTCCGGATCAAACCCGGCGCAGCACCAGTCGCGGTGGAGGGCTAGCGGGTCGTACGCGGGCGGGCGCGACGCCCCGGGGCGGGAGGGCGCGGCGCACCGTCACCCTTCGCGCTGCCACGCGCGATGACCTGCCGCAACGCCTCGCCGCACTCGGCACCGTATTCGACACAGAGCGTCAACGCCTGATCGAGCGACAGATCGGGATGCTTTGGCTGCGCGAACGCCCACACCAGGACCGCCATGCCGGACATCGTCGGGGTGGACGACATGCCCGTGATCGCGCCGGGCTGTTCAGCTTCGGCCAACGCGATCGTGCGGAAGTTCATCGCGAGCTCGAACGTCTCGTCGCCCGCAGTGAAACTGGCGCGGCTGTCGAAAGGCGCAACCATCAGGCGTCCTTCACCAGCGTCATGCCCGTCACCCACTTGGCGGTGATGGTGAAACGACGCTTCTCCTCCATCGGGTTGGAGCGCTGCAGGTTGTAGAACAGCGCCCGACCGGTCGCGCGCCACACCTCCGCGCCCTGCTTGAGGACGATCTGATAGGCGAGGGAGCCGGGTGCAGCCTCCATCGCCTTCAACGTCGTCTCCGAGTCGCTGCCGATCACGTAGTTGCCGGTGATCTCGGTTTCCGTGCCGTCGCGGCGCTTGTTCTTCTTGAACTCCTTGAACGGCCCCGACTTCATGTGGGTCGTCTCGTAATTCGACTGCTCACCGCCAGGCAGGTCGGGAAGCTCGTCGATTTCGCCCACGGGCGTCCAACTGGTTTCGTCGAGGCTAACCAGGAATTCGGTCTCGTCGCCGTTGGTGGCAGCCGACAGGCCAGTGGCCGCCGGGATTGCAGGGGTCGTGGCCATGTCGTTCTCCTTACCCGTCGTTCCACAGCACCACGTCGATCTGATCGCGGCGCACGTAATCCTGGTCGAGCATCTCGCCGTCGTTGCGGACGGTGACGCTCTGCGCCTTCCCGAAGCGGACGCCGTCGAAAGTGGTGGACTGCAGCAGCAGGGCGAGCACTGCTTCGCGCATGGCCGCGATCTCGGGCTGCGAGCGCGCCATGCAGTCGATCTGCACCCGCACCGGGCGATAGCGGTCGGTGCCGGTCATGTGCCGCGGGCGCTGGTCGCTCGCGATCGTCAGGCGAATGGCGGGGAAACCAGTCCCCTGTCGCCGCTCATTCCAATCGATATGCCCCTTGGCAGCCGCGGTGGTGTCGGGGTCGGCAAGCATGCGCGCGCGCAGCGCCGTTTGAAAGTCAGGCACCGGCGCTGCCATCATCGGAGGTGGTGCACATCAGCTCCAGACCCTCTCGGCGACCGATCTCTGACACCGCGGTGATGCTGTAGATTTTGTTTTGAAACCGCACGCGATCGCGCGGGCTCACATCGGCGACGGCGCGCGACCAGCGGATCCAGAAGGCGACCGGCTGCACGGCAGATTGCGCGGCAGCGGCAAAGCGTTCGGAACCCTTGCCGGGTCGATACTCAGCCCAGACGCTCGCGATCGGCGCCCAGGCATCGTCGCGGACCTGGTAGCCGTCGTCGACGTTTCCCGCGCGCTCGATCGCGATCCGACGATCCAGCCGTCCGGTTTCCAGCCCCGCCATCAGGCGAACACCCGGAACGGAGCCAAGAGGTTGGCCACTGTCGGGGACATGTCCACCTTGCTCCGGAAAGCTCCGATGACCGTCTCGCCGCGGTTGCGATACAGGTCGTCGGTCATCAGCAGGATCGCGGCGCGGATCGCGGCGGGCAGGGTGGCGCGGGGGGCATCGCCGCTATCGTCGACCGGATAGCCGGCACGATACCGGATGCGGACCGCCTCACGCCGCGACGAGCCACCGACCCATGGCCACGATGATGCGGCGATCAGATCACGCCCGAGCAGGTCGACGTCGGCGAGGTCAGCCATCTGCTCGACGCCAGCCGCATCCAGGTAGGAGATACTGACGAGCTCGACGACGGGCGGGAAGGGCAGGCGGATCGTGTCACCGCAAGCCGCATCGCAACGCGTCTCCAGCACCTGCACGCCCAGCGCGCGGCCGAGCCAGCCGTCGGGGCCGTCGATGTGCGACGTGGCCGCCGCGACATACGCCTCGATCAGCGCGTCCTCGCTATCGTCCTCCACCTTGCAGTGCGCCTTCGCGTCGGCGAGCGACACGACGGGGTCAGGCGGGGTGATGACGAGGACGCGCATCGGGCTCAGGCGTTCTTCTTCGCCGCCGGCTTGTTTGCCGGCGCGGCGCGCGGCGCGGCGATGCCTTCGCCGGTCGCGCTGGTATAGCCGCGGTCGTTCACGGTGCTCGGCTTGGTGCCGAACGTGTGCTCGACACCCGCGGCGCGCGCGGCGGGCTCTTCGCCTTCCGGCGACAACGCGCCGGATGCGACCAGTGGCGCCGCGTCGGTCTCGGTCATCTCGCGCGTGTCACCGCGCGCATAATCCTTGCCGTCACCGTGCATCGCGCGGTGGACGGTGTACGTCTTCTTGTCGGCCATCGTTCGATGCTCCCGAAAGCGAGGGCGGACCCAGCGGCCCGCCCTCGTCATGGTCACGCGTTGGCGAAGGCGCCGTCGACGAACGCCTCCGGCCGGTACACGGTGAGCGCCAGCCGCTCCTCGGCGAGGATGGTCACCATGTTGCGGCGGAAGTTGTCGCCATCTTCGGTCGACACCAGCACGCCCGACTGCTCGCGATCGAACAGCTGCGCACCCATGCGCCATGCGCCGACGGTGAACTCGCCCTGCGTCTGCGCCATCGACGGTACCACCGGCAGGCCCCACAGCGTGGGCGCGATCGTGCCCTGCGGGTTGCCGATGATGTAGCGGCCCTCGCCGTCCTTCTGCATCTCGATCAGCGCCCAGTCGATCGGGTGCAGCACCTGGCCGTCGGCCGGGTACAGCGCGAGCGCGACCTGAAGCTGCGCGAGGCGGAGCTTGTCGATCATGGTCGGCGTGGCGAAGCCCGTCACGCCCGACGGCAGCGCATAGTCGGACGCCTGCGGCTTGATACCGGCGAGGTTCTGGCCGGTGCCATCGCCCTTCAACAGCTGCACGTCCTCGACGAATGCGAGGCCATAGCGCAGGCGGTTGTCGATCATCGAACGCAGGCCCGGCGCGTCGGCGAGGATTTCGGCCGATGCGAGGAACCAGTGCGCGATCTTGCGCACCGGCGCGTTCTTCAGGTCGAGCTTCAAGGTCGACTCAGGCTTGAGCGTCCCTTCGGCGACCATGCCGGCGTTGTTCGTGAAGCCGGTCTCCTGGACGTATTCGATCGAGCTCGACGAGGTCGTGCCGGGGGCGATCAGGCTGCGGATCGTCAGCTGACGATCCGGCAGCATCTGCATCGGCGACTGGACCCGCTCGGGGCGGACGAGGTCGCCGGCCGAGCCGTTGGCGTCGGTGGTAAGCGACGTGATCGCCTTCACCTCAATGCCGACGTTCTGGCCCTGGCGCGCGCCGTTGCCGAACGCGGACTTGTACGCGTCGCTGTCGATATACTGCTGACCGATCGATTTGACCTCGGTCGGCTCGGAGCCGCGCCGCGCGGCCTTCTGCTCCAGCTCGTCGAGACGCGCCTTAGTCTCGTTCAGGCCGGTCAGCGCCTGGTCGGCCAGTTCCTTCGCTGCCTCGGACAGCGGGATACCCTTACCGGCCTCGGCCAGCGCCTTTTCGGCGATGCCCTTCACCTCGTCGTGCTTCTTGTCGAAGGCGGCGCGGGTTTCGGCCGCGAGTTCCGCGACGGACTTACCGCTACCCTCGTGGCCGTCGGGCGCTCGCATGTAGCGACCGCGCGCGCGTTCGGCAGGGGTCATGGCTCCGAGCAGCGCCATCGCGCTGCCCACGATCATCAATTTCCGCATTGAGTGCCCTTTCGGCGGGGGGAGTGGTCAGCCGCGCAGCGCGGTGAGGAACTGCTGCAGCTCGTCGATCGCCTTCCCCTCGGGCTCCCCCCGAAGATGCGGCGCTGCCTTGGTCGCGATCGCCGCGGCCACGGACTTGGAGAAGCCGCCTGCATCCCGCAGGAACTCCTCGAACTGGCGGACGCTCGGCAGATCGCCGCCGCCCAGAATGTCTT